ATTACAAGGACAAATATCAGGGTTACAGCAACAAATAGGTAATATACCTCAGTTTGATCCTACTGGATTACAGAGTCAAATATCAGGATTGCAATCACAGTTCGGTGGATTACCAGACTTTAGTCAATTTGCTATGAGATCAGATATACCAACTATGCCAGATATGAGTCAGTATGCTTTACGATCACAGTTGTTTGATCCATCAGGAATGCAGAATCAACTTTCAGGTTTACAAGGACAGTTCAATGCATTACCAGACTTTAGTCAGTATGCATTAGCATCACAGATTCCAACAATGCCTGACATGAGTCAATATGCTTTAGCATCTCAAGTACCACAGATGCCAAACATGAGTAACTTTGTAACACAACAAGGATTAGCTAATGCATTAAATCCTTATGCATTACAAAGTCAAATGCCAATGATGCCAGACATGAGTCAGTTTGCGTTGGCTTCACAGATACCAAACGTTTCTAATTTTGTTACCTCGTCAGGATTAGCAAACGCTTTATCGCCTTACGCTTTTAGATCAGAGATTCCTCAATTTCCAACAGGCGGTAGTTTTTCTGTAAGCCAACCACCTGTACAACAAGTACCAGTACAACAATTTCCACCAGGATATAGAGGCTATCAAGAAGGTGGTAAGGTTGAAGTAACAGAAGAAGTTATGAGTGATCCTTTAACAATAGATTTAATATCTTTTATACAAGGAGAGACAGAAGATAACAGTATAGTAGAAACTTTTATTGAGAAGTATGGTAATGAAATGTTTACTGCTGTAAGAGAAATGATACTGCAACAAATAAATCCAGGTGCACAAACAGAAGGTCAAATAGAAGGTGCAGGAAATGGCGGTATGGATGATGATATACCTATGTCTATAGGAGCAGATACAACTGCTGCTGCTGTATCACAAGATGAATATATTATACCTGCTGATGTAGTAGCTATGGCAGGCGATGGTAGTTCTGATGCAGGTGCTAATAAGTTTGACAAATTATTAGACAATATACGTCAAGAAAAATACGGAAAAAAAGAACAACCCAAACCATTAAAGGGTGATCTAAGGAGTTATATGTCATGAGCAATCAAGTAGTAGAAGCAGAGTACAAAGAAGTTGTACCTGATATAATTGTATCTGCGGTCTTACCTGAACAAGTAGATTATGTTTGGGAAAAAATATGGTTATTTGTACAAAGATGTTGTAAGCGTTCTAATGGTAGACACAATCCTTACACTGTTCGCGATCAAATAAAAAATAACGAGATAAATTTATGGATAGTAATTAGTACAGAAGATGATTCTATTATGGGATTTGGCACTACAAGTATTGTTTCATATGCAACAGGTATGCGTATGCTAGAGATAGTACATTTAGGTGGTTCTAAAATAGATGAATGGGTTGATGACGGCTGGAAAGTATTAGAGAAATGGGCTAAAGATAATGGATGTCATGGCTTACAAGCTTTAGGTAGACCAGGATTAAAACACGTTACTACTAAAAAAGATAACAAGTGGAAACAAAAAGAAGTATTTTTTGAGAAAAAATTTAAGGAGGATAATTAAATGGGAAGCGGAGGCGGAGGCAGCAGTGCACCAACAGAACAAACTATTTATAACACTTCATTACCTGAATATGTAGAACCTTATTTTAAGGATATATTAGGTAGAGCAAGTGCAGAAAGTAAATCACAATACACACCATTTCCAGGTAGAAGAGTAGCATATTTTTCTCCTGACGAAATGGTAGCTCAAGGTATGAGCAGAGGTTATGCTTCTACAGCACCTGGAGGTTATGATGTAGGTATAGGTAGAGCAGCAATGACATCTGGTTATCATGGATTACCTTACAGTAATCTTAGATTACAAAGTTATATGGACCCATATCAACAAAATGTAACTGACATACAAAAACGTGAAGCTATAAGAAGGTCACAACAAATGGGTTCTAATATCATGGGACAAGCAGCACAAGCTGGTGGTCTTGGTGGTTATAGAGAAGCTATTATGCAAGCAGAAAGACAGCGTAATCTTGCACAACAGTTAGATGACATTCAAGGTAGAGGAAGTCAACAAGCATTTATGAATGCTCAACAACAATTACAACGTGATAGAGATGAATCAGCTAGATCAGCACAGATACGTTTGTCTGGTGCTCAAGCATTACCAGGTTTATTAGGTGCTAGATCACAAGATGTTGAAAACAGAATAGGTATGTTAAGCAGATTAGGTCAGCAAGCTAGGGCTATGAGACAAGCAGGTTTAGATATTGGTTATCAAAACTTCCAAGCTCAAAGACAATACCCAAGAACATCTCTTGGTTTCTACAGCAATATCTTAAGAGGTGTGCCTGTACAACCAGAGCAAACTATAAGTACATATCAACAACAACCAGGATTATTCCAGTCATTAGTAGGTGCAGGATTAGGTGGTCTTGGATTATATAAAGGACTAACAGGATAATGGCAAACTTAGTAGAACTATCAAAAATGGCAGAGAATATGCCAGATCAACAACTTGTTCAAGCAGCTCAAGGTCAAGGAAGCTTACCTGCGTATGTTGCTATAACAGAAGTAAAACGTAGGGCAGACTTGCGTAAAGCTTATGATGCACAGGTAGCACAAGCTGAAATGCCACAAGCTACAGTGTCTGAACAATTAATATCTGAATATGTACAGCCTGGATTACAAGGCATGGCACAGCAAGGTATGGCATCAGAACGTCAAGGTTTTCAAGAAGGAGGAAGCACTGCGTTTAGTATAAAAGATTTATCAAAGTTTAGAGAAAAACGTAATAGACCATATAACATGGATGCAATAGATCAATATTTAATGTCAGCAGGTATTGATCCAACAAACTTATCAAGAACTGAAAAGATAAGATATGTAAGAGATTTGCAACGTCAGGTGTTAAAACCACAAACAAGTGCAGACCCTATATCAAAGGCAGCAGTAAATATTGACCAGTCACCAGAAGTTGTTCCTGGTTCTGAAACTAAAGAAATAGATGAACCTATGGTAGACCAACCACCAGTAAGTTCTTTATCTGACTTTACACAAATTTATGATGCAATCGCTGCACCTCTTGATGTTAAGTCAACCCCGATTAATACACCGCAAGCATTAAAAGATTATCAACAAAGAATACAAGAGCAAAGAGATGCACCTATAGAAGGTTTACAAGCTATTAATATACCGATTAAATCAGCAGAAGAAAAACAAAATGAACGTGAAGTTAGTGCTTTAAGTGATATAGCTATAGCTTTAGGTGATTCTACAAACTTAGGTCAGTTTGGTGCTGGTTTAGGACAAGCAGCTAAAGGTGTACAAGCTATTAAAGATAAACAAGAAGCACAAACACTTGATGCTCAACTAAAACAAAGAGAACTGCAAAGACAAAATATAGAATTTACTAGAGCACAAGAAAAAGAGATTACTGAATCTTTAGGAACACTTGCAGGTATTGAATTAGAAATGGATAAAGCACAAAGAGATGCAGATGACAAAGCAGAAACAAGAGCTTTCGAGCAAAAGAAAGCTACTCTTGATGCATTAAGTAATACAGTAAAATTAGAAATATATGAACGAAGCATCTTAGCTACAAACGATGCTAATGCAAGAAAACAAGAAACTGCACTTGTAAATTATTACAAAGCTAAACAAGCAGAATTAGAATTAGCTAATGAAGATAGAAGAAAAGTAATAGAAGAAGAATTGAAGGAGCTTGATAAAATAATAACTGCTGCTTTAGTAAACAAACCAATTGATGCTTCTGCATTAGGTAACACAGGTTCTGATGAAGTAGGTATGACAGAATTTTTAAACGAATAATATGCCAAAAATAAGATTACCAGATGGAAGACTTCTTAATGTTCCTGATGACATATCACCAGAAGATAAAGCTATACTTCGAGCAAAGTTAGTTGAAAAATTTCCCGAAGAATTTCGTGAAAAAACTTTTGGTGGTCAAGCATTAGAAGTTGCTAAAGGTATACCAAGAGGATTTATATCTGGTCTTTCTAGTGCAGTAGAAGGTGTTGGTGAACTTATAGGTCTTGAAGGGCTAGCACAATCACAACGAGACTTTCAACAATCATTAAGAGAAAGTGATTTGTTAGGTGCTGATAAATTATATGAAGATACTTATGTATCTAAACTTGGAGAAGGTTTAGGTTCTTTCGCATCTTTTTTTGTACCATCTACACTAGCAGCTAAAACTGTAGGTACAATCGGCAAGGGTGGTAAAGCATTATCACAAGCAGAACGTGCTAAAGAAATGGCTAAACGTTCAACATATACTGCTGCTGGTATAGCTGCACCTATAGGTGTTTCAGAACAAACCGATAGAATAAGAGAAGCAGTTAGGAGAAGAAGTAAGTTTTGTACAAAAGAAAATAGCACAAACTCTTGGTCTTGGTATAGGTTTAACAGAACTAGCACCTGCTGAAAGACTGTTTAAAGTATTAAGAGGAGTTCCTAAAAGTAGAGGTCAAGAGCTTCGTGTTACTGAAAGAATTACAGAAGCTTTAAAAGCAGGTGGATTTGAAGGAGCACAAGAAGCGGGTGCACAATTACTTCAAGATGCTACAGCACGAATGGTTTATTCAGATAAAATACCAATCGGTCAATCAATGCTTGATGAATTTACTGTAGGTGCTGGTGTTGGTGTTATTGCAGACCTTGCTGTTCGTGGCAGAAGAAGACCTGACACAGGAACTGAACAAGAAATAAAACAAGAAGAAAAGCTTAGAGAGTCTATGGATGTTAAGCTTAAAACTAGAGATGAAATAAAACAAAAATTATTAGAGCAAGGTAGTCCAACCATAAATCCTAATAACGTAGTATCAGAAGAACAAATAGCACAAGAAGAAGAATACATACCAGAAGATGTAAAGCCTGCTGAGTCTGTAAAATTAATGCCATCACCTGATGGTAGTGTAAATATTGTAGGTACAATATCAGGCAATCTATATGGCAATACTACACAAGATAAAGCAGGACAAGAAGCTGCTAAGATTGAAGATCAAATAAGGTCTGAATCTACTAGCACATTAGTCAATGATTTAAACTTTATTAATGGTAATTCTTTTAATGGCACAGCATTTTTTATTGGACAAAAAATACACAACCCATACTCAACACAAGTAGCTATAGATCAAATAGCAAATCAAGACACTAATCTCAAAACATTTAAGAACGAAACTAAAGCAGAAGCTATGCGTAGAAAAATGAAACGCAAAAAAATAGACCCTGCTAAATCTTATGTATCTTTTGCAGAAGCTAAAAAGTTATTAAGTCCTAAAGATTTTAATAACTTAATGATTAATAGGTCACAAGCACAAGAACAAACTAATGTATTAGACCTTAAACGTAAACCACTTACTATTGAAAAAGGTGGTAAGGTTTCTGTATCTAAACCTACATTTAATAAACTACTTAAAGAAAAAAATATAGACACAAGTTTGACATCGCCTGAGTTTGAATTCTTTTTAGAGCAAACTACTGGTGCAAAAACTTTTGCGTCTGCAAACAAAGGACAAAAGCAAGTAGCACTTGCTAAGATACAATCGTTTCCAAAATTTAAAAGATTAACACCGCTACCTAATTACAGACCAAGACCATATAGCGGAAGACAATTACAAGAGTTTGTAAGAAACTATAAAGAAACAGGACAAAGCAAACCAATAACCAAAGCAGCTATTAAAAAGTATTTACCAAGACTCAATGCTCAAGGAGTTAATGATTTTTTTAATGACTTACAAACATCAGGAAGAGTTGTTGATAAACAAATTAATAATAATTTTTATAATGAACAAGTACAAAAAGCAGAAGCTTATAATGAAACTGCACAAGAGTTTGCTGATAGATTAAGAAGTTATGGTGCTACTGATTCACAGATAAATGAAAACATAAACTCTGTACAAATAGAAGAACAACAAGCAGAGCAACAAGAACAACAAACAGAAGTATTACAACTTGCTCCTCCAATACAAGAACAGTTTGAAGACATTAGGTCTAATGTAAGAAAGTATTTAGATGAAAAGGGTTTAAAAGATGTTGGTCTTAGATTTTCTAAAGGTTTAGAAAGTGCAACTAATTTACAAAGAGATTCCGAAGGTAACTATTCTTTTAAAGAAAATCTTACTGATCCAGGAATGTATGACCAAGCATCTAAAGAAATAATTATAAACTTAAATGCTTTACCTAAGCAGGCGACTGACATTCAAATAGAAGAACATATTACAGAAACAGTTAATCACGAAATCATTCATGCTTTAAGAGACTTGGATTTAATTACTGAAAAAGAATATACAGACCTAGTTGCCTATGCGAAAAGAATATTGCCTGCAAGAGAAGAAACAAGAAATCTTATACCTAGAGTTCAAGCTGAATATGCTGAACAATCAGAAGCAGTTATAGATGAAGAAATAGTAGCTGAATTATTTAGAGAGTATAAACGTAATCCAAATAAAATTGCTCCAAAACCTAAAGGTATTCTTGCTAGAATCAATGCTTTCTTAGAGGGTATAACAAGAGCTTTCAGTAAATCAGGCATTGTAAACACAGCAGACCTTCTACAAGCTATTGATAGCGGTAAGATAGGGTCAAGGCAAAGAGGAGTATTACGAAGTCTTAGAGAGACTGTAAGGGATTCCAGTCAAGTACCATCCTTATCTAGTAGAGCATCTACAGAAACAGAACCTGCGTATATGGATTTAACTCGTAGTGATATTTACGAAGCAACAAGTTTTGATGAACATTACAATAATGTTAGAACTGACAAGAATCCTCTTGGAGAACAAATACCTAATGCTTTTGTTATGCGTATGCCTATTGATGCATACTTAAGATTAACTACACCCGACCAAGAATCTATAACTAAAATAAAAAAAGAAGTTATAGAAGGTTATGGAACAGGATATAAGTTTGGAAAATTTGATCCTACTAAAGTTGATAACAAGGGATATCCTATACATTTAAATATAGATAATAAAGGAAAAGTAACATCACACGAAGGTAGGCATAGAGCCGCACTTCTTCAACGAGAAGGTGCAAGCACAATACCTGTTGTTATAAAATTACAAGAAAGACCTATGGAGTTTGTACTTGATACTCCAATGGCTAATATCAAAAGACCTTTAGACTTAGGTATTGTTGCTTTACGAAATCAATTTGGAACTGGCTATGAACTTGATTGGAATAATGAAGATGTTGCAATGGTTCGTAGACTTAATTTCAAAGAAGATATAACCAATGCTGAACGAGTAGCAAATGCTCCAGACCTTGTGATACCAGTCTTAGCACAAAAAAATTCTTTAGTAACTGAGTCAAGAAAACTTCTTGATGTTATTAAAAACAATCCCGAAGGATTTACTATTGATGCAAAAACTGGAGAACCAATAAAAAGAGGAGTTGCAGTAGCACCAGTTAAAGAAGCTGAGTATATTGTTGATGCAGATAATCTGACAGAAGACATGGTAGATGAATATGCTATAATACTTCATAGGATGTCACAGTCCACCGACAAAACCATAAGGGCAGGTGGATGGCTTAATAGTAAAGACAACAAGTATTATCTTGATGCTGTTATTATTATGGACAATGTAGCTGATGCTCTGTATTATGCACAAGTTGGAAATCAGGAGTCAGTATTTAATATAAATACATACGAGGAGATAGATACTAATGAAGGAATCAAACAACTCAAAGAATCTGGAGACTTTTCAAGTGAACAAAGGAATGTCATTAGAAGAGATCAGGCGAACATTAAAAGGGCATTTAGAAGCTCAAGGTTTAGAAATCAAGCCCTCCAAGAAACCAAACAAGTCACAGTAAAAGAATACGAAGAAGCTGTACAAAATAAAGAAAATCTTGAAGAACAGAACAAGCGTTTGCAGCGTGGCGTTGTTCCTAAATATAATACAGAAGCCGACCCACTAGCACTTAAGACAGCAACTGATGTTGCTAACAACAAAACAAATCCTAAAGAAGACCAAGACATACCTATACTTAAACGAGTAGAAGGTAAAGGTAAGGTTGTTCCTAACAAATACAAATCATTAGAAAATAGTATAGGTCAAGTCAGTCATAGCGAAGAGTCCAATGGTAATGCTTTGTTAAAACTTATGGAGCCATTGCGTAATGGACTAGAAAAGTTTACAACTAACTTTAGAAAAGAAATAGTATTTAAACTTGCCAAAGTAGAAAAAGGAATTAAAGAAGCACAAGAAAGAAATCCAGACTTGATCGCCAAAGAAAACTGGGCAGACACTGGAACAATACAAGCACTTCTTTTAGCTGATAGATCAATAGGTATTTTTCAACAAGTATTACTAAGAGGTAGACCAAACCTTGATATGGGTATTGCCAGTGTTGATGAAAGTGGTGGCTTGTTAGATGTGCTTGAGTATTTATATACTGAAACACTTGATGCTAATGGCAATCCAATAGACAAAGAAGCTTTGTTTAAAATGTATGCTATTGGTAGAAGAGCAAAACGTCTTGATGAAAACGGATTAGAAGTTCCAGTAACACCAGAAGAGATTGAGTTGTCCCAGGAGATCGCAAAAGATTTTCCACAGATAGAAGAAACCTACGATAGATTCCAAGAGTTTAATGAAGGCATTATAGACTTTGCTGTTGACGGGGGTATTCTTCAAGAGAGAGTAACTACTGACCAGTTAATAGATATGTATAACAGTAAGGTTGAACAACCTTATGAAGTAAACTTGGCTAAAGGTAAGCAATTAATAAGAACAGAAATTCTTGATCTTATTGAGACTTACAATAGAAAACAGAAAAAAGCTAAGAATAGAATTGAAACAAGAGGTACTGCTGAGATATGGAGAGAGAACGCAGACTACTATCCTTTCTATAGAGAAATGGTTAATGGAAACCTTAACGCACCTAAGATTGCATCAGGTTATTTAGGGGGTAATCCTCTTAACATGAGACTAAAGGGTGGTAAAGAAGACATTACACCTAATCCAATAGATGCTATATCAAGAAATTACATATCAATCATTACTGCTGTTAACAAAAACATAGGTATACAAAGACTTACAGATAGTTTTGTTCGAGCAAAAATGGCTCAAGAAGTAACCAATCCTAAATTGCAAAAGGGTATTGATGTTTATCCTGTGTTCATTGACGGACAGAAAAGATATTACAAAGTAGAAGACCCAGAACTTATTGACGGATTAAATACAGTTGGTATAGATGAACTTAATTCTGTTATGAAAGTTGTTGGAACACCTGCGGGTTGGTTGAGAGAACTTGTAACTCGTGACCCTACATTCTGGTTTAGAAACTATATGAGAGATACCTTGTCAGCCGCGATTACTTCGGGTGCAAACATGACACCATTTGTTGACTCAGCATTTGGAGCTTTTCAAGATGTTTCAATGTTAGAAAGAACTGGAGTTATAGGTGGTTATGATTTAGGTAGAGATGAAAGAGGAGTTCAAGACTTTATAAAAAGAAGAACTAAAGAGAGAAATGTTCTTAATCCTATAGATGCTACTGTAAAACTTTGGGATTTCTTAGGAGACCAAACATATAGATCAGACTATGCCACAAGAAAAGCTGTATACAATTCTGTATTAGAAGAAACAGGTAACGAAGCAGAAGCTGTCTTCCAAGCATTAGAAGTTATTAACTTTAATAGACGTGGTGCTAATCCATTGTTTAGAGTAGTAACCGCAGGTATACCATTCCTTAATGCCAGAATCCAAGGTCTTGATGTTCTTTACAGATCGGCAACAGGAAAATATTCTGCATCTGGCAAACCAGTGGCTGGACAAAATCAAATGGATTATGAACAAGACTTGTCAAGAAAAATGTTGACAAGACTAGGATTCTTGTCAGTGATAACTGGATTGTATTATTTATTAGTAAGCGATGACGAAGAGTATAGAAAATTATCAAGAGAAGAAAGAGATAATTTTTGGAATGTCTTCGTAGGAGAATACAGACTTGCTGTTCCCATACCATTTGAAGTGGGTGTAATAGCAAAAGTTGTTCCCGAAAGAACATTAGACTTAGCATTTGGCGAAGACAATGCAAGAGACTTTGCTGAGTCAATGACTAGAAATATAAAGACAACATTTAAAATAGACCCTCTTGGCTTCCAAATAATTAAACCACTAACAGAAGTTGCCAACAATAAAAGCACATTCTTTGGAACAGAGATTGTTCCATACTATATGCAAAAACTTCCACCCGAATTACAGTACAATCAAAGCACTAGCGAGTTTGCAAAAGCAATAGGTGATGCATTAAATATTTCTCCTCTCAAAGTTGATTATCTTTTACGAGGATATGGTGGAACTATAGGAACTTATGTTTTAAGTACAGTTGATGCTGTGTTAAAAGAAACCATTGGCAATGGATTTATTCCACCAAACCCAGAGCAATTACCTGTATTTAGAGCATTGATTAGAAACCCTCAAGCATCAGGTTATGTTCAACAGTTTTACGAGTTAAGAAGATTGACAGATTCTTATGTACAGGCAGTCAACAAGCTTAAGAAAGAAGGTAGGATAGATGAACTAGAAGTATACATGAAAGCTAATAGAGGTCTTGCACAAACTACAGGCAGAGTAAGAGCATTAGAAAGATACATGGAAAACTGGAGAAAGAGAAGAGATAGAATACTTTACAGTGATATGTCGGGTGCAAGAAAGAAAGAACTCATAAAACAAATAACAGCAGAAAGAGATCAAAGGTTAGCAGTTGTTCCCGAACTAAGAGAAAATGCAGACATTCCTTTACCTTCAATATCTGATGTAGTCTTTGACCTATTGGGTGCTGACAGACTATAAGAATAGACCAGTCAATAAATATTTTAACCCCTGGAGCTTTTGCCTGGGACTTAGTAATTTGAAATATTTTGTATGCGTGTTTCGTAGCTTTGATATTCGTCAATCTCTTTTTCTTCTTTCAAAGGTTTGACAGTAAAGAACCCTTCGTGTTGTGGAAACTTAGCATGAAACAATCTAGCATAGAAACAGATGTAGTCATTGCTTATCTTAAACTCCCCACCCTTTGTTTCTATTTCAGTGTTCCACCTAATTCTATTTATGATTGCCCATTGAGAGTATTTATCTCTACCCGACTTGATTGCTTCAAAGGTGTAGTCTCTAAACTTTTCCCACACTTCGGGGTTATCTTTATGCCAGTTCCACCACTTAAGCTTTCTTTCGTGTAGGGCTTTTTTCTTTTCCTTTATGTACTCGTCCATTATCATCTTTCTTTTCCTTAAAAATCTTATCCCAGTTATCTCGGTATTTGTTTCCGTCATGCGGTCTTACACGACTGCCTTTACCTCCGTGCCATTGACTCACTTTGTCAACCAATCCCAAAAGCTTTTGAGTTCAGCTTCTATGTTCTCTAATAGTTTCATTAAGTTTTTCATTTCTTCTTTCATGCTTGCTCCAGTAATTCATTCACTTGTTCTAGTAACTTAGTCTCTTTACCATACCTCTTTTCAAACTCACGTTTAAATGGATGTCTTGATACATAGATAGGATTCTCTTCTCCTCTTCTGTGATGTTCAAAGCAAAGGGGTAGTATTTGTAAGTGTGCATCCTTCTTTGTTTTACCATTGATGTGATGAATCTCACAAGGCACATACCCCATTCCCATGTTACGACAAACTATACAACCCAACTGTGATACAGCATCCATGTGTTGCTTTTCTTTTTTGTTTGGTGTTCGTCCTTTCACAAACTAATTATTAATTGAACTAATGCCCACCAAAAATAGATACAGCAAGAGAACATAACAATCCAAACAAATAGTTTAATCCAGTCTACGTCTCTCACTTAGTTACTCCATAAGCTTTCATTTCTTCCCGCCTAGAAACTTGGTCAGTCCTCCAAGTCTCAAACCCAATCTCAACTGCTTTGATTTCACACTTAAGAAATTGTATGCGACCTTTCAGACTGCCAATCCTTAGTCTACTTTTGTAGACATCTTCATCGTTGTCAGCAAACCTTTGTTGAGATACAGCAGTCTTACATCCATGTTGTGCTTCTGCTTCAACTTGTTTTTGTGCTATGACTTTCTTCAAGTCAGCATCAGCAATATGTAATTCTTGTTCTGCTCTCTCGTAGAGTTTGCCAACATCCCTCATTAACTGCATCCAGTTCTCTCTTACTTCTTCCATTCTTCTTTCATCCATTGTTCAGCTACATCCCAATGTTGATCTCTAACTCTTTCATCAACTTCGTTCAGCACTAAATCTATAAGAACTTGGTGCGGAGTTCCTTGCAGTTCATCCTTGTGTTTACCTAACTGTTTAGTTAGTTTTATATATAGATTGGTAATCTCCCAAAGATCATGTTCATCAACGTAATCTTTTTGGTCTACCATTTCTTGATACATTTCGCTACTTCTTCCCATGTCTACTCCTTAAAATGGAATCTCTTCCGAATCGTCTTCGGCAGGAAAATCCTTATCATCTATTGACTGGTTATTATTTGCTTCGCCAATGTAAACACTTGGTTCTGCTCTAAGATAGAAATATTCTTTTCCATTCTTAGCGATCTGTGGGTTTGAAGACCCAACTTGTTTCTCACAAAATAAACTAAAGTTTAGGTATATCTCGGTAGCTTCTCCATTCTGAATCCTCTTCATGTTCTCTACCATATACTTAAGCCAAGCTTTGTTTTCTGTAATCTTAATCTTACCTTTGAACCTTGGTCTATTCGCGTTACCTTGTTGGTCTTCTTCAAATAAACCCGCTTCACTTTGCGGTACCTCGTTTCCAAATTTATCAGTCCATGCCATTTTAGTTACCTCCTTTAATTAGCTTCACATGATTTTGTGTTTGTTGTTTTATAAATTGATTGACGTGTGGATTCAAATCTTTAATCCAAGATGTATTCTCTTTATAAAATTCTGTACATTCGTCAACAGTCTTAAGTTTAAAGAAGTCTTGAATGAAGTCATTGCACTTAGTCCAATCTTGTCCTTGCACTTCGTCAACCATTCCTTCCTTCTTAAGCTTCTCAATGAAGCCAAAGATATCTTTCACACCCTCAGCAAGTTCTTCAAACTTAACTTCTTTTATTTCGGGTTTCTCCCATTTCTTTTTAGGTGCGGGTTTCTTCTCTATACTTTCAACTGCTGAGTTTCCGTCATCGTCACTACTTGGCAATCCACAAGCAGTCTGCAAAGAGAATCTTTTTGCATACGTCAAGGCACTACCAAAGCCATGCGGATTATCTTTAGGTGCGGGTATAAATATTTTTCCCGCAGATAATTCACTGCCATGACCAATGAATCTAGTTTCAATGATTACCCCTTTCTCAGCTAAGTGAGACTTCTGTAAAAAGAATATACCATTGTTATTTAATGGTTCTTTTACAGCATTAATAACTGCTTCTAAGGTAGCATAACCACTTTTATACAAAGGGTTTTCTCCGTCCTTACTTGCAGTCTCCATTTCAGCTTGTGCCTTTACTAAAGCATTAGCTAAATTTTCTTGGTTTTCGTTCATTTCCTTTCCTCCATAGAAAGTTTATATTGGTCACAAAAATCTGCGACCCCACAATAATTGCCAACACAACGAGAACATTCGCCCTCGCGTTTAACAATCTCCACATTACCTTCTATCTTAGAAACATACTCTCTTGCTTCCTCCTTAGTAGGTAAAACTCTTAATGCAGTTTTTCTATACTTCTTCATCACTGCATACTTGTCTTCTTTTTTCCACATATCTTCACTGTTACATAGTGGTATTCTGTTATGTGTCATGTAGTCTGCCCATGCATCTTTATGTAATTTGACTTTATCTCTTATAAATTTTTCTGTGTCTTCAATATCCCATACAGGTATATCAACAACAGCTACTTGACATGGCGGATATCCGTCTCCCTTCTGTGCTTTTCTTTTATCCCAGTCTCTAAGTATTGCAATGATCTCTAGCTTTTCTGCAAGCTTGCCAAAGTTCTTGTAGTACATATACCTATACATATTCAACTGTGATTCCCAATCTGATTTACTGCTAGCAAAAACAACTGACCATGCACTTGTAACTTTGTAATCTCTTAAAGTATTTTTTGCCAAAGAAAAACTATCAGCTTGTCCGCTTACTCTCCAACCCTCTATGTCTATAAACATTCTCCTTTCAATGTCTGTGTCATCATAGTTTTCATTTGCCCTCTCAAGGATTGTATGAGTAGCTTGCCCTAACAATATCCATATCCTATCTGATACATCAGCTTCAAGCTTGTCCTCGTTTATCTTAGACAACAAAGATATTCTAGGTGGCTTTAGTAAACCAGTTACAGATATGTCTGCATCCCCCATGTCGTAACTATCATTCTCAATGCTACGAACTATCTCTCTAGGAATATTATATTTGTTTGTAAGTTTCATTTCTCTTGTCTCTCCATTGTTTATCAAAACATTGAAATGCATCCTCTCTTTCTGTGAATGGTTTATCATCTGACTTAAAGTATTTGATTGCCATTTCCCTTTCAAGAGTATTCATCTTCCACCACCTTTGAAAGTTTTCCTCATAGGATTCTGTATCTAAGTATTGGAATACTAGGTTTTGGTCTTCTGCAAATAACATTACTTCAACCTCCTAATATCTATAGTGTCATTATCAAATTTTCTAACACTAAACTTCATACCTAATTGTTCAGCTTTCCTATATACATACTGCCTAATCAAAGGTATCTCTTGCTCTAGTGTTCTATGCAATTCATCCTTTGATATAAACAAAGCATTACCAATACTCATTTCCTCTAAGGGTATGTTGTACTTGGCTTGTCTGTATTTTCTTTTGTAGGTAGGTGGCTCTTTGACAAGAGTACCTATTGTGTTTTCATTTGTTTTGTTCATGTATCAATATTAGTATTAATTTAAAAACTTTGCAAGTATCATTTGACAAATAATTACACAGCACATAATATTGAGAGGATGTTATCAGAATCCAATAAAGTAGTAAGCATAGAAATCGCAGTCCTTAAACAAGGATTGCGTGACCTTGCTTCCGTAGATTTAATGACAAGACTAGAAGCGATAGAGTGGCTAGCAGATAAAAACTTTCAAGAACTTTTGGAGAGACTTAAGTTAGATAAGAAGAAAGTATTAACTTCTATACAGGCATTAATGCTTTATCCTTTAGAGTCAAGAAAGGTAGTCGTTGAAGATATGATTGGCATCCTAGATAGTTTAAAAGATAGAGACTAGATACTACCTAGACTAGGTGTTACCTAGATAGGTAAAACAAAATACAGGAGGAATTGTGAATAGTCAACAACAAATTATAAAAAATTCCAAAGCATTTTATTTGGATGACGGACAGCATAAGATGATATGTCCTTTCTGCAACGATACAAGAAAGAACAAAGGAGATAAATCTTTATCTGTAAAAGTAGAGGGAAATAAGATAGTTTATAACTGTCATAATTGCATGGAGAGTGGAGCAATGAATAAGAACCAAACAACAAAACCAAAACCAAACAACAAAAAGCAGGATCAGCTCGCTGCCTCAACAAATATTTACCAGTCTATTGTTATTCCTGACCCTCAGCGAGGGGGGGAAGCTGACGAGTATCTAAAGGTACGAGGTATTGATGTAGATAAGTCTATTGATTGGGGTTGTTTACCGACTGTCATTAAGGGTAATCCCGCAGTTGCTTTTGTCTATGAAGACAAAGCAGTAAAGTATAGGTCAGTGCCACAAAAAAGATTTTGGTTTGAAGGGGAGAATCAATTCAAGTTATGGGGTAAGACTGTTAAGGATGAAAAGATACCACACCTTGAAGACACCATAATAATTACAGAAGGAGAACTTGATTGTCTAGCTATCAAGACCGCCTTTGCTAATGCAGTTGATAAGAATAAAAGATTTACAGTTGATTGTTTCTCAGTTCCAAATGGTGCTAATGCTAAAGTAAAGAATGGAGAGATAGACCCTAACGAAGACGGAAGGTTTAAGTATGTTTGGAATGATAAAGAAAAGTTTGAAGGCAAGGAGAAGATAGTTCTTGCAGTTGACAACGATGAAAGCGGACAAGCATTACAAGAAGAACTATCACGAAGACTAGGTATAGCTAATTGCTACACCATAAATTACAAAGAAGAAAAGGATGCTAATGATATGTTGATGATGCATGGTGCGGATGAATTGTGCGATGCGGTATTAAATGCGAAGCCAATGCCACTGAAATACTTAAGGACAGTTGATGACTATCAAGCTGAAATGGATAACCTATATAACAATGGTAATCCAAAAGGAGTATCTACTGGGTTCAGTACACTAGATGATTTGTTTACTTTAAAAAGATCAACACTTGTTGTTGTAACAGGTATGCCTAACATGGGTAAAAGTAATTTTGTTTCTCAGTTAGTATTTAATGTCGCCAAGAACTATGGTTGGAAGACTTGCTTTTGTTCTTTTGAAATGCCACCCGCATTACATACAGCACAGCTATCGCAGATGTATGTGGGCAAGCCATTCTTTGACGGGTACACAGAACGAATGACAGTAGAAGAAAAAGATAACTCAGCACAGTTTATCAAAGACCACTTCTTGTTTATGGATTTCAAAGAAGGAGCAGATATAGATTCAATACTAGAAAGTGCTTCTCAATCAATACAAAGAATGGGATGTAGGGTTCTAGTAATTGACCCATTTAATTACATCAATAGACCGAACAAAGGTTTAGTCACAGATGAAGTATCAGATATGTTGACCAAGATAAATGTATTTGCTAAAGAAAAAGATGTACTTGTTTTCTTTGTATGTCATCCCGCTAAACCAATGGACAGAAGCAAAAAATTTGTGCCGACAGGCATGGACATATCACACTCAATGTCTTTCTTTGCTAAAGCAGACTTAGGTTTTAGTGTACACAGGGGAGAAGAAGCGGTTGAGATACATTGTTGGAAGTCAAGATATTACTGGCTAGGCAAACAAGGTATGTGTAAAATGGATTATAACCCAGTAACAGGAACTTATACTGACCATGACAAAAAAGACGACTACGATTGGACTCTCTAATCTTCATGTTAATGATGTAGGTAATCCACAATTACATCAAAGAAACAAGGTTAAGATTACGAGAATAGGAACTTCCAGTGTTGGTAGGGCAGTTGTTATAGATCAACACATCATTGATGTTCTATTGTTTGATAAAAAAATTAGCCCTGAAAGTCATCAGGTGCTAGAAAAATATCTTGAAATGATAGCCGTAGCAACAGGGAGTTCCTCAATAGATTTAGCCAAAGCAAATATTGACCAGTCATATAAAGCTGTAATACCCAAGTCAGTAATACTTATCAAGGTGCAAAAGAGATTGCGGAAAGACTTAGGGTTTAATGGAGAGAAAGAGTTTTGGAACATCATGGTTGACCACCCACAAAAGATTAGTGAGTATAAGATTGATTTGGTTTTGAAAGCTAGTGAATCTCTATCTTCTTATTGGTATAGCTACACTAAGAATCCAGTTTCTTCTTTGCAATCAGCGATTTTAGACCAATAGATTCTTCCTGCTCCGCAGAAATATTTTGCTCCAGCTCTTCTGAATTTTTTTCCACTGGTTCTTTTATATCTAAACTTAAGTCAGCATTTTTTGAGTAGTCTTTTATCAGTTGAATGATCTGTTTAGTTACACTTCTACCCTCTATCTTTGCGATAGTGTGTGCTAAGTTGTAAGTGTCTTCGTCTACTCTAATGTAAAGTGTTTTTTCTGTATTCTTCATAGTCATCATTTTCCATAGTCATGCCAATCATTATTATTTCCCCGCCATGTTCAAACATAAACTTATGAGTAAGCAAATCTATTGCATACTTTTTTAAATGCGGATTACCAAACCTAGGTTCATCTAATAACTTAATGGCAAATTCTAAAGCTTCTTCAATAGTATCAAAGTTCCATACATAGTTTTGGAATGAGCCAATACTAGCACCCATACTACCTATGTAGTCCTTATCTTCTACGATTACATAAGTTCTTCTTACCACTGAAAACATATAGAAAATTATAGCTTATTGATAGCAAAAAACAATCACTTTATATAGACACTAATTCAGTAATCATGTATCATTGTGTTAGGTTTATATTTTGTAATTGAACTCATTTAAACCTAGAAAGTAACTACCGAACAAACGTAGAGTGAATTCAGATAGTGTAGGTTAGTCAGCTATCATTCATCTAACGATACAGTGAAGGGTAGTCTAAGAGGAGTTCCTGTTGGTTGAGTATAAACAACCTATGAAAAGATGCTTTCGTAATTAGTCTGATTTTTCCGCGTGTGCGGTGGCTTGTACAGACGATAAACAACAAAGTCATAATCTGTTGACAGACTTTGCAAGTAATTTAAGCTGTCGTTAAATAAATCAAACTTGTTTGATAGTGTAGGTTAGTCAGCTATCAATTATTAGTATGTATGTTTTAATTGCCTACCTCCTTTTATTGTTAGGTAATTATCTTAAGGGGTAACATTAGTTACCCCTTTTTTATTGAGAAAAAAAAATAACTTGTGTGTTATACTTTAGTTACTCCTTGCTTTAATTGTCTAAGAACTAGATGATTAAAAAGCATTAACTAAATGAGTAAGGGGTAGCTAAATTTTTCTTTGTTAGGTTGCATGGTTGTTCCTAACATTGTAGTTATCCCTTTCTTTTAAATCCAACCACAGAATCTAGCGGTGACCACCTGCAAAAAAATTAAATATTTACCAGTCAATATTAATATCAACGTTTATCATTCATCTATGAAATATTTCAGTAACACCAGAGAATTTTTCTGGATACGAATGGTAAAAAAAACCCCGCTAAATTGCGGGGTCATAACAAAAAGAGTCAATTATTTCTATATCATTTCATCATTCCCTCCTCCCAATCATGGAACTTTAAAAATTTTCTAACGTCCTTCAAAGAATGAAATTGATAGCTTTCGTTTTTACTATTTCTAATCATCCAAGATATGCCTGTATCAGATATATGCCAATCTTTATATTGATATTCAGATGTTCCAATTTTCTTAAGTCTTATAGATTTACTCATATTCTTCCTCCATTTCATCAAGAAATTGATCTACTCGCTTCGCTACCCAATCGGGTACATCGCCAATCTCTTCCTCAGTTCCGTCATTCCAAAGAATACCCAAGTTCCAAGAGATTATTTTTTTAGGTTCACTCATTTCACTACTCCTTTATCTTTAGTAACCCATTCAACCTCAAGAGTTTCGGGTAGACCAAAGCAAACATCATGCACATATCCGTCCTCTTCATAGTATTCAGACCATGAAGCATATAGCTTTCCTGTACTGGAATTGATTTCATCCCCTTCATAAGGTTCAGTATCAAAATGATCTTTGATATCATCCCAGTTTACTATGTGTTGCACTGGCATTAATCCCGCACAACCCATGCACCAATCTTCAATAGACGTTCCGCTACCCCATGCATCAGCTATATCTTCATCGCTAAAGTCTTCAAGAATCCAAGGGATAAACCAGTCACGAATTACTTGCATCTTTGCTTTCTTCATTTTGACACCTCCACTTTACTTATTGGCATCTTCTTCAACCTCCCAGTCTCCATATCAAGAAACCAAATTTTATTTTTGTCACTGGTCTTACCCATGTAACTTCCAAAGATAGCTTGATTTTTTAATTTCACTCTATCGCCTATACTAAATTGCAATTTTTCCATTATTACCTCCTGTTTTAAAAAAATTGACATCACAGAATCGCCTGTATGCGATTTTGTTAGGGTACCCAAGGGTAAGGCATACCTTAAAATACCCTACCCTTAGAATTGATTTAAAGAACTCAAGCATACAAGTCACTTAAGTCCACGTTGATTATGTCCCCAAAGCTAGGATTGAAATGCCTATACTTACCATAGTCAGATGTATTCGCCCAAATGACGGGGATATTGGGGTCGCTTTCGTCTGAGACATCCCCGTATGTATCAGTGAAATAGATTAAGCAATCTATCTCGTCCTTATCATCCGTGTATTCATTCAGCAGATTAAACACTGGGTCGAACTCAGTACCGCCACCGCCACGAAGCTGTAAGTTAAGTTCATCGCCACAATCTAAATCATAGTCATCCCACCATTCATCCGTGTCAGTATTTTTCCTAACAACGTGGTCACAGTAGCAGACCTTAATTTGATTAATGCCAACCTCAGATGCGATATGCTGTATTTCCTTAGCGATACAATCCAGTTCGTGTTGAGACATACTTCCGCTTGTATCAATCGCTACTGCAAGCTTGCCTTGAATATCACTATTGTCTCTACTAGGTAAGAAATTGTTTTGCCAAATGAATCTTCTTTCAGACCTCTTCCAAGACTTATCTTCTGAGTTAGAGTTTAAGAAGTAATCAGTTAGTATTTCTCTCCAGTCTTGAGCAACGTGATTCTTGTCAGCTACCAGTTTAGACATCGCAGAATTACTATCCGCAAGCTTATCTATCTTTGCGGACTGGGTAATAATCTCTTTGATTTGCTGTCGCACTTCATTGAGAGCAACCCCAGTTAATTCTTTTCCGTCCTTATCTGTAGGTGCGGTAACTTCTCCAATCCCAACCTCAGTTGTTGCATCGATGTAATCATCTATTGACTGGTCAATATTTGGAGAGTTACCTGTATCAGTATCAGAATCAGAATCGTCAGAAACATTTTCGTCTTCCATCGATTTTTGTTCTTCATATTCCTCTTCTTTTTCCTGATGCAGTTCTCTATAAATTTCTTCCGCACTCTTACTGGCAAACTTATAATCAAGCAATCCACCTTCGGGTAAAGGGATTCCTTGTTTATCTAGCCACCAGTTAATCGCATAGTCAGTAGCTACATTCCAAAGTTTATGATTCCTTTTGCCTTTCCTTACTGGATGCTCCCATATAACGTGGCTAGCTTCGTGTATTAACACTCCGCCCAGTTCATCATCAAGATGATCTTCAATAAATTTATTGTTCCACCTTATGCAAGTCCCGTCAGTACACATAGTCTCAATGCTATCGTCCTCAATCAATGGTAAGTTGAGAAGCATAGAAGCAATACCCCTATGCTTGCTCATTAACTTAGCACGGATTTTTATAAGTCTATCCGCATTAGTCATCTTTACCACCTCCAAACATTGAACCTAATACTTGATCGTTAAGTTCGCTTGATGCTTCCTTGAGTCCCTTGCTCACATTCTCACGTTTAGATTGAGCAAAGTCTGAATCATCCCTAAGAGAATCTATGTCATTAATCTTGCTCATAACTGCAACCAGTTTCTGATGTGCTTGATTAACTTCCTTGATATCTCCAAAGATTTCCTTGTTAGCTTGCGGTAGATTCTCAAGCTTCTGCCTAAGCTTCTCAAAACCACTATCACGAAATGGAGACTTACCTTTATTTTTAGGGTCATAGTTCTCTAAGTTCTCCGCTAAGTGTTCCGCCAGTTCAACAAGTCCGCCTATGCTTTCCTTGATACCGCCCTCAATATTAGCTTGCACTCTTCTCTCAGTGTCAGCTTGAATCTTAGTCATCATAGCTTCACTAACATTGAGTCTAATATCATTGCTGTGACTAGGTATTAGATTAATCTCCCAATCAAATTTGAACTTCTTAATCAGTTCGTCCTTGCTAGGATAATCTAAAGGATTATATGCGGTGCCTAGAATATGTTTAGCTTCCGCTACATTCTTGTCATACTCATTCATAAATCCTCTTACCTCTCTATCCCATTGCTCCTTAGCTTCATTCACTTTATCTTGAAGTTCATCAAGCTTTGAGTTAGGGCAAAGTCTCCA